GTCCTCCGTATCGAAAACGGTATGGGCGGCCTTTTATATTCTAACTAATTAGTAAACAATGATTTGGAAGGTTGTCTTCCTCTTAGCCATCGTTTTTGTATTGACGTACGATCCTAGTTCCAGGACACTCGAAAAGTTTGTCGGGCAACCCACCCCACCAACCCAAAAATCGTGTGAATCTACGCATTACCAAGCCGTCCAGTTTGCGCAGTCACCCTACGAATGCCCAACCCCAGGGAAGACTATGTTGGGTGTAATTGCTTAAAAAGAAAACGAGAGACATAAGTATATGATTCCCGTTAATCGAGACACGCTCATGATGATCGCCACTATTGTGTGTGCCCTAGGCATTATCTTCCTCTTCAAGGAACTCAATAAGACCAAGGAAGAGGTTAACTCTTTCAAGACTTTCTCAGCTCAGGTCGTCAAGCATCTCAATGCACCAGAGCCTACTCCAGAACCAGAACCAGAACCCAAGAAAGATGAGAAACCTGTGGCTAAAGTGGAGGAATAAACATATCGTCTTACTATAACTTGCGAATGCGCAATGAAGAAGTACAAAGCGATTGCAGTACCGGTTAGCTTCGTCGATGGGAAACCAAGGTTTCTTACGGTGAGGGACTGGAGATTCAAGGATTGGATTTTCGTCACTGGTGGGTGCAGGCGACGAGAGATTTTCAATCCCCTTCGATGTGCCCTCAGGGAACTCGAGGAAGAGACCCGTGGTGTGGTTTCACTAAAGAGTGGTCAATATACAGAGTTTAAATTTACAGTAAAGGAGAGTCCCACGGTGGACCTTGAATATAACGTCTTTATATTCTTCGTGAATTACTCTAGAACTGAGCAGCAGTCACAACTTAAAAAGTTTTACGAGGAAAAACATAAAACAAATTTGAAAAAAATTATGAAACAACCCATCAGGAAAACGTATGATGAAAACGATTATATGAGTTACGATACACTCGATGAATTCAATTCACGGAAGCGTTGGAATCTCATCATCGATAATGTCATTAAGAATCCAGAATTTTACGCGTGTATAAGTTCTTTGAATAGAAAAACATTCTCTATAAAATAATGAAGTCCAAGGCGTACATCATGATGCAGATCGGACAACTTCTTGAGAAGAATAGGGGTCTCTGTGAGGAGGAGGTTACCCAGTGGGTCAAGGAGAATGAATCTAGAACAGTATACGAACTTTTAACCATAAAGAAGGAACTTTCCCAAGGGAAAGAATTTTCAGATGTCTCTTGTATGAGATGGTTTAGAGAATAGATATGTAACTTATGTAAGTATGTTTAAGAGTTGGTGTGCAACTCAGAAATTTAATAATGCAACCAATCTATCACATGTGCTCATGGACGGTGGTGTCCTTTCCGTGCCATTTGATAAATTGAATGACTTTTATGAGAGATACATAGAAGCTGTCAAGTCGGGTGAGAGACTATATGTCGTAGAACAGAAGAGTGAGAAGTATAACTTTTTCGTGGATATCGATTACAAAGACAAAGAAGCCCTAGACATTACTGAAATCAAAGATGTTTGTAAGGTTATTTGTGACAAAGTGAAACGCCATGGTGGTAAAGATTGTCTCATCTCTGTGTCTCCACCTAAGAAGTGTGGAGAACTCATAAAGACTGGGGTACACTTGAATTGGCCGGGGTTTGTCGTGGATCAATCGTCCGCAGTCGCCTTACGAGAGCATATTCTAGTGGCACTCTCCAAGGCTAAGGGGAGAGGAACCGACTGGAACGATATAATAGATGTGGCTGTGTATGGAAATGTCTCCAGAAAGACAAAAGGGAGTGGCTTCCGTATGCCATGGTCGTATAAAAAGGCGAAGCATGTGGCATGTAACGGTCAAGGGTGTTCTGCGTGTGAGAATGGAAAAGTTGATCAACTCGCCTATCTCCCTATTTTCATGTATCACCATGGACCTCTCAGTGTGATTTTAAAGATTGGACAGGACCCCACCCTCGAGATCCTAAAAATGGCCGCAGTACGTACAGATGAACCCCAAATGACACATGTGGAGCCACCGTCTATAGTTGTCAAAGAGGGGACTTTCACACCTGCACAGATGAAAGATGAGGTTCACGATGACACTTTGAAGGGTAAAATTGAAGATTTCATTCGCACACACATCGAGGGACAAGCACACGCTTATATTCCCAAGTTTTTCAAAAAGAAAGATACGTACCTTGTCTCAACAACCTCAAAATATTGTGAAAATCTCAAACGAGAACATGGATCGAATCATGTATGGTTCATTATCAGTGGTCAAACGATCCTCCAAAAATGTTTCTGTCTATGTGAAACACTCAGGGGGAGGCGTGATGGTTTCTGTAAAGACTTTTGTGGGCGAAGACACCAACTCACCCCAGGTATTGTAGAGGGGTTGTATCCAAAGAAGGAAGACATCAAGAAGTGTCCACAGATTAAGAAGCGAGTCGAAAAACCCCAAGTGAAGTGTGGTGACGTAAAAACCCCACTTGAAGTATTCATCAGGAAGAATATGCATGGACCTGAGGACCTACAGGTGGTGAATGTCAACAAGGATAAAACACAATTCATAGCACTCACAAACTCCAATTACTGTGAGACGATTAAGGGAATGCATGAAGATGTTGTGATGTCCTATTTGATCAAGGGTAAGGAAATAAAGCAAAAATGTCCTCGTTGTAAGAAAAACACTTCAAGAACACATTGTTTAACACCAGACATTATAAAGATACTTAAACAGTAGTGACTTATAAAAGTTAAAATGATTACTCGTTCAGGACGTAAGATAAAGAAACCTGAGCTCTTTGTACCCACAGAAAAGGATATCGTAGATGATTACAGTGCTGAAGAACATGACACAGACTTCGATTCTGAATTGGATACAGAGGATGAAGAGGATTATTCTTCTGAAGAGGGGGATGAAGATGCGGATGAAAATGGAAATCTCAAGGATTTTATCGTGGATGATGCGAGTGAAAGTGAGTCAGAAGATGCTTAAAAAAAAGAGCGCTATAATTAGAAAATGGAAACTGATATAGGCAACCCCATTGAGTATAATCCCACTATGGATCCTTTAAGTAATGATAAGAATGAAGAGTCTGTACAGGAGGAACAGCCATATTATATGGACTATCCTGTACAGCCTCCAATGTATTCACACCCACCTCAGAGTGATAAATTCGATTTATTCGAAAAAGTCGATAAATCAACATGGATCATCGCGTTCGCAGTATTCCTTCTAGGCTTTTTTATGGGGAAAACCATGCAGCCAGTGATTCTCAGGTACACCTGAGTAGGCTACAAACGTCCCAATATCTCCATATATAGGCTTAATATTCCCATTAGAATCCATTTTAATAAGTGGAGATGGATACATAGGCATAATAAACGCATCATCTGTATCTTCTATAAATCCAGCGGTAGTACTGGCTTCCTCTTTAGGTTCTATTTTGTTTTGTAATTCAAATGATGGATTAAAAAACAAAATAAAAAAAGCACTAACCAGAATTATTGTGACAATAATTCTGATCATTTTGTTTATTGTATAGTAATATTATTTACACGGATTCCTCTTCCTCCTTAACCTCATCAAGTTTGGCAGCAGCTTCACGTTGCTTCTGGCGCTCCTCAATTTCAGCGGCGACGATTGAATCCGCCTCCTTGACAAGTTCTTCCATAGGGGTGTCAGGCTTGTCCTTCTTGAGACGCTCGAGAACCTCAGCGGGGTGGGAAATGGGTGGCTCGTCAGATTTGGTGTAAAACTTGGAGTTCTCATCACCTGGAGTGTACTGGTTGGTCAATGCCGATTTACGTTCTTGGAACATACGAGCGGCTTGAGACTGGTTCTCCTTATATCCAGACATGATCTCCTCGAGTTTCTCGTTGGTGTAATGCACATCCTCAATCTTGTTGGGATCGGGGGGAATCAAGAGCCACTTGTACATATCAACGACATAGATGTCAAACGTGGGATCCTCCTTCTGAAGACGCTTGGCATGGTTGGCAGCCTCGTCACGAGTACTGAACGCACCACGGATCTTAATACCAAATTTATCATTCTTTTGAGGCGCCTCGGGACCAATGATGGAGAGGCATGCAAAGACTTGTCCGGGGACGGTGGTATAGTCGGTTTCAAGAGACATTAT